ATACTGGTTTTACCCACTCTCCGTGAGTCAAGTCTTTGTTGTTTTCCCATTTTCTCCAATCGTGTAGTGACTCAATCTTTCCATAATCTTTATAAGTTAAAAGGTGGTCTCTGAATGTAAATCCACATTGGTCTTGCATACCACCTGTAACATTTACAATAATTGGTGTTCCACACATCAAACTTTCACAAGTTCCTAATCCAAATCCCTCATTGGATGCAATATTTACGGTAAGGTCAACTGCATTATATAAATGTCTCATCCCTTCATTGTTTAGTTTTTCCCTTGAGAACACTACATTTAAATCAGGACATAACTCTTGTACAACTGCAGGTAAATCAGTACCATTACTATCAACTGGTTCAGTATGTAGAACAAATCCTATCTTCTGTCTTTGTTCTTCAGTTAATCCATCCGCAAATGTTTTGAATGCCATGATTAAATCTGAAGTCATTTTTCTTCTGATATTTCTATTGATAAAGAGAATAGTAAAATCTACTTCTTTACCTTTGAATAATTCATTTCTAACTTTGTTCACCTTGAATGTTTCATCTTCATCTACAACAGGATAAAAATATTTTTCATTGATTCCATGTGGAACATAAGTAGAGTCCCAATCTGTTCTTGGTTTGTTCTGACATACATTCTGAACGATATTGTGAGTTTGTTTTGAAATGTTCATAATTAAATCACAAGATTCATAATAAGGTTCGTTCCACCTTGGATAAGGTAAGTTATCCCAAATATTATAATAAAAGATAGGTATGTTTTGTCGTATCTCGTGTTCCATTTGATATAACCAAATCCAAAATCTTGGGTCTGTGTAGTGTAGGATTGCATCTGGTTTTTCAATCAACAATAACTCTCTTACTAACTCTTGACTTCCATAACCACTAATGGGATATATTTTTAAACTGGCATCCTCAACACCTGTATCTTCTCTCACTGCCTGATTCATATCAACTATCTTTCCATTATCAGGATGTTTGATAGCTCCACCGACTTGAACCCAATCATATTTATCTATAGTCCCAAAGACTATTTCTCTTGACATAGTACCGACACCACTATGCATTCTTAAATCATCTGACAACAATAAGATTTTCTTCTTTTTTGGTTTTGAAGAAACCTTTTGTAGTTTTGGTAATTGCATCTATAACCTCTTAATATTTAGAACCACTTGTTTCTAAGTCACTATTCTTTAGAACTTTTTCCTTAAAATCTTCATCATACACAAATAAATGTAAACTACGATTTACTAATTTTTGTAACGAAAAGTCCTCAGAGATAGATTTCTCCTTGAACTTACGATATAACTCATCAATAACTTTTACTGATGTTAATTTGTCTTCACTCATAATAATCTCTTTTGTTAATTATCTATATATACATATATATAAATATCTTGTTAATCAAAAATAATAACTTTTTTATCAATTTTTTTAGAATACTTTAGTGCAGAACCTGTACCATTTGTTACCTTACCTTCGGTACAAAATGCAACTACATTATCACTATACTCAACCAAATCTTTATTTCGTTTATGGTAATTACCAACACTATATTGTTTACCATATCTAAATGCACCATGTACACAATGTATATTATGTGGTTCATGGTATGGTGGAAACTCTGAATAATTTATATCAAAGTCAAGTGAGAATTGTTTTGCATATTTATCAGCACCCTCTTTTGCACCACCACTTACTATTTCTAAATCACTACCAACTTTTTCTTTTAGTTTGAAAATAAAGTCTTTTATTTTTCGTTTGTTGGTGTAAGTTCTACTACCTATGATTGCTACTTTCATCATCGTTTCTTTTTTGTTTCCTTGGTTTTCTTTCTGGGTCTCTTGATACAAAGTCCCAAGTCTTTTTAAAGTTTTTAATACCCTCAACTATACCTGTACTTGGGTCACTATATAACCAACTAAATCTTGAATACTGAATGTAATTATTTTCATGTATATCTCTTGGTATCACATCATACCAAATAAAAAATACTTGTTTATCAAAAAACTCTGGTCTAATAATTGTCTTTTGTGGTTTCTTAGTTTCAGTTTCTCTTTGTTTTAAAAATTGACTCAACCTACTTAAATCTATTTTCTCAGTATCTCTATCGTACCAAAAATAAATTGTGAATTGGTTTTGAAATACTTCATTTCCTACATTGGCCAACTCATCTAATACTTCTTGTTCCCATGGTTTGTCAATAAAATCTGATAACTTTAATCTTAATGTTGGTGTAATCATTATAAATCCTTACATAATCTACATTTTTTGTGTTTCTCACACTTTTGATAATCTTTGTCAATAATATTACCATTTTCATCATAACACTCAGACATAAATTCGTCTAATCTTGTCATAACCTTATTTATACTTGGTTTTCCACTTGCAGGTGTGAATACTTGGATTCTCTTTTGTGGATATGCGATGTTCTCGTATAATCTTCTCTTTAATATTAAATATTCAACATCTATTTTATCCATTGGAATTTCTGTTTGGTCTGAGAAATATTTCTTGTATAATAATAATTGATTAGTTTTGTTCTTGTCGGCTTTCATATATTTGTTCCAACCCATAGTTGCAGTCTTGATATCAATAATCTTAATACGACCTGTAGTCTTGTTGTGTATAACCACATCCATATATCCAATAAAAGTTAGTTTATTATCTAATTTCTGATTTAAGTCTAACTCAATACCAACTAATTCTGTATTCTTCTTAGGAAAGTAACTACTCTTTCTTTTTAAGAACTCATCAATAATATTAATACCATCTTGAAAAAACTCTTTCATATCTTCTAATGAAACATCAAAGTCATCACCATGTTGTTCCTTAGATTTCTTATAGTTCTCTTCCATTCTGTATTGTAGTATATCATGTAGTGGTAGAGAATCTGCATATTTGATTGTCTTATTGTAGTATGCAACTAAGTATGCCTGTATGGTTTCATGTATGGCAGAACCAAATAAGGTATAAATATTACCATAAAATGTTGTTTGTTTGTCTACATAATCAAGTTTCCATGTGTATGGACATTTGTCCCACTTGGCAAACTGACTATAACTTATTCTACTCATCTATAATAGCTCTCCCTTTCATTTCTTCCCAATTACGATTATTACGAACTTGGTCATTGACATATTCTACTGCCTCCAATAACCCATAAGTTTCAAACTGATTAATAATCGCACTTAAATCTTTTGGTAAACAATGTCCACCATAACCATAATCACCATCAGGACCAGGTACTGCCCAATGTGATTTACCTAACCTCTCATCATAGGTTGCATACTCTACAACTTTATCATAATCAATATCAATCTGTTCACACACTTTATACATTTCATTTGCAAATGATACTTTAGTTGCCAAGAAGTTATTAATAAAATACTTTGTCATCTCTGCAGTTTTACTACCTGTCTTTACGATAGTTGCCTGTGGAAATACTTTGGAATATATTTGTCTGAGTTTATTAGTTCCAATTCTATTACCACCTAATATAATTCTATTCTGATTCTTGAAATCCTCAAGGAAGTTTTCTTCTGTTAAGAACTCAGGATTAAATATTACAATAACATTTGAATAACTTTTATTAAACTTATCAGTAGTACCTGGTGGAATAGTTGACTTAATCACCACAATAGGTTTATCCTTATCAGTATCTACATTATAATCAATTTCTTTAATTACCTCTTCTACAATACCTGTATAACAAGTTCCATCTTTTTTCATTGGTGTTGGAACACATACAAATATCACCTCACATTTATCAACCAAGTCTTTTAAATTAGGTACGGTAGACTTTGAAATATCAAATTTATCGTAGGTGTGTATGTAATCATAATGTGGTTCAAATCCAACCTTGATTGCAGTCCCAACATATCCTTGTCCTACTATTCCTATATTTTTCATATCTTTTCAACTGAATGTAGTGGTAGTGTCCATATCTTACCATCATTATCTTTTAATTTATATAATGTAGGAAAGTGTGCAATACTATCTAATACTAATTCAGTTCCCTCGTTTAAATCACCATTAACTTCATGATGATGTTTTATTGTTCTAAATCTATCACCTGCTTTAACACCAAAGTGTTCAGTAGATGTTTTATTGAATCTTCTTACCATTTAATCACTACTCGTCAATGTATGAATATCAGATATTAAATGTTCATTACCATTCATATCTGTAAACTTAGTAGGTAAATTATCATATTGACCACCTGGTATCTTACCATGGTCTGTCATTGAACCTCTTTCTCTTTCTGGTGGTAATCCTTCTAAATCACAAGTATCCCATTGAATGTATTCATCTGAATCATCCACTTTGACTAATGGTTTACTTCTATTTAATGAATATAATTGATGTAGTGGAAATCTCATTTAGCCCATTTACCTCTCGCAACTACTTGTGCCATTACTCCATAGTTTGATATATCTGAATAACTATCTATCAAACCTTCATTCTCTAAAGAACCATCATCACCTCTCATGATAAGAGTTTTGATTCTCTCTACTTTATCATTAATCCTAAACCAAATACCCATTAAGGACAATCTCTTATCCTCATCATTTTTCAGTGCAGTACCAACTGCAATATTTTGTGGGCCGTAATCATGTTGTTTGTGTAAGAACAACTCATATTGGTCTTGTTGGATTTTCTTAAACTCTGATGTCATTTGTGGGTATTTTGTTTCCATATACTCTATGACATCCACATTCTGTTTGTTACCCTTAGGCGTATCCTTGATAACTTTCATATTATTCTCCAATTTATCATATGTTAATATACAAAACTTTTACTATACTTGTCAAGCACTTTATACAATTTTATCAACAATTCCATATTCTAAACATTGTTCTGAATCAAAGTAAGAATCATTTCTTCCTGATAACTCCCAAAACCTTGCATCTTTATTTGTAACTTCACCAAGTATCTCATTGATATCTTTTTGTAAATCTTTTAAGTGGTCAACACCTTTCATCACATCTGTAGTTTTACCTGCCTCAAATGCTGAACCCTCATGAACCATTACGGTTCCATGTTTTGTCATTGTTCTTAAACCTGTACCACATGATAATAATACTGATGCAGCACTCATACAAGTTCCAACACAATGTGTATTAACTTGAACAGGTAATCCTCTGATATAATCTACCAATCCCAACATAGCATAAACATCACCACCATATGAGGCAATATTCAAGTTAATAGATGTATTTGGATTAACTCTTTGTAGGTAATCAAGTTTGACAATTGTTGAGTATAGTGAATCAATATCAAACTCATAGTTCATATAGGTGGTATTGGTTTTTGAATTAACACCCCACTCCATTTCCTTCATATAAAATGATTCTTCATTTCTAAAATTCTTTCCCATTATTTACTCCATATTTTTTTTAGTTGTTTATCTTCTACACCAAATTTCATTATAATTGTTTCTACTTGTTGTGGTGTTAATATTTCCAAGTAATCATCTACTTCCTTTGAACTACATTCAAAATATTCACACAAATATTCCATAACCCAAGTGTTCACTTTAGACTTATGTTTTGATTTTGTGTATTTAAGAAATGTTCTACCTTTTGGTAATACATCAATATAAAACTGATACACATTCTTAGGAGCCAACTCCCAATACTTTTGTATCTCATTCACTACTTGAATCCATTCTGACTTCATACTAAGAAATCTATGAATCATATAGTTACTCCATGTCTTTTTATCACCCTCACTTAATGTATCCCAATATGTAGGACTCTGTACATTTGTGATTTGTTTTACATGGTCAAATAAAGATTTAGTCTTCATTTTTTACTACTTTCCAACCTGACTTTTTAATAATATTATCACTTCTACCTTTCCAATAAAAGAACTCACCATCAAATGTAAAAATATCTTTTGTATCATAATAATCTTTATCATGATTTGATAACATAGACTTACCTCTTAAATGTAAGGTTTTATCCAACATGATATCCCAACCACTAATAAGTCTCATTCCAAGATGTATATCATCACCATCAGTAAAGTTAGTTCCCATAACTACTGGTATACATTCTGTAGAACCATAACCATGCATTACTTTTTGTACACCCAACTCTAACATAAACTCTATATCCTCTATTGATGTTTCTTCCGCACCTATCAACATGTGTTCTATATAACTACAATTAGGTCTTAGTCCACTTTCTTTTAACATTCTTACCATTGTAGGTATTAATATTAATTTTGTGGGTTTTAAATTTATCATTTGTTCAAACACATTAGGTGAAAACTTATCACTATATATAGTTCCACCAATTTGTTCCATAGGTCTTGCCATAATATATGACCCAATTGTATGTCTTGGTATAAAATCTAATAGTATATCTGACTTATTCAAGTTAAATACTTCTATATTTGAGTTGATTGAATGTTGTAAAGATTCTTCACTATGTAAAACTTCTTTTGGTTTTCCTGTAGAACCTGTTGTATTAAATTTGTTCATTCATAACTCTCTCTATTAATTTATTAAAGTCTGACCAAAATAGATAACATGGTGCATTATCTCTGAAACCAAATCTATTTGGATTATTTTTTTCTATAACTTTATTTTCATGTAACATTTCTGAAATTTTTATTGTTGATGAATTAAGAGTGGTTGACCACCAAAGTGTTTTTGTATTTGGATGTAACCTCTTTGTTAACAATAACAATTCTTTTATTAGAACTTTAGTGAGATTTTTATTTCTCTCTTGTTTATAAATATAAAAGTTTCTTGTGTTAATGACATTTTTTTTACACCAAATATTAATTAATCCAAGTGGTCTATCTTCAGTACTAAATTTAAAAAATCTCATCCCTTCTTCATAAAAAACTTCAGAATTATCTTCTTGTATATCTTTAAATTCAGTATACTTTATTTCCTCTACCAATATGCATCGCATGTTATAACCGAATTATTACTTTCACCTGCATGATATCTATCTTCTGTCTCTAAGTCTAATGAATAATACAAAGACTCTGAAGTTGTTAATGATATTGATGATACTGATTGTGTTGTGAATCCATTCACTACAAATGTATCATTAACTTTGACATCTCTTATAGGTTTAAATTGATATTTTGAACCACTATAAACCATAATTTGGTCTTCAGGATTCACTCTTGTTGAATTATTTAATTCATAATAACCCCAACTTGGTACTACAACCAAACTATTTACTGAACTTGTTGATTCACTTAAGTCACTTATAGAGCCTGTCCAATTACCTTTATCAAGAATAAATTGAGGCCAAGTTACATTGGTCGTTGATGATTCAAATGCAGTGTTTCGTTTTGGATAATTGTTAATCACTACACTCTTTACAACTTCACCTGAACTAACATCACTAATTCTTTTTACCGAACCATTTGACATTGATACTGGTGTATTACCTTCAAAATGTCCTGTTTGCCATATCCTTACATTATTAGAATCATAAATATTAGTATTTTGTGAACCAATAGTAGTTGAACCACTTGGTTGTCCAAATTTTCTATAGTTAGTTACATAGGTTTCATTTCTTGTAAGATATTTTACACTACCACTTCCAATCAATACTATACTTCTAAAAATTCTATATCTGTCATTATCTATTTCAGGTTCTATATATTGTTCTACATAATTAAAGTTATTATAAATTTGATTCCTATCTTCTGTAAAGTCTGTAAAGGATACACCTACTCCCATATCTTCAGTTGGGTCTTTGATAACAACATCAGGTATATTTGTTGGGTTACCAAATGACGATGAGATATTATTACCAAATGCAGGGAAGAAATCTTCACCTAAACTACCTGTTATAAAATTACGAAAAGTAGTCTTGTTCTCACATAATACATCAACATTATGATAATTTAAATGTCCTTGTCTTAATACATAATGTGTTGAAGATGGTGTTGGTATAACCTCATCCCATAAATTATACTCATGTGTAAATGTACATCCTGAAGATGATAAACTTGAACTTAGGTGTTGTCTAAAAATATCTAAAGTATCTTCAACTCTTTGTGGTTCTATATTGAAGTTTAGATAGTCCTCGTAGTAAGTACAGGTAGTATGACCAGAACTTGTAATATGACTGACTAACTCAGGAACATCAAACATTACTTTCATTTTACCACTTAATCCAATATTAGTGTTCATTTCTAATAGTTTTATTGAACCACTTTGTGGTATCCAATCCATGGCATATATCATACCCTCATGTTCACTATCCCAATAGTCACTACCAGTAAACAGATTTCCTACCTGTAAACTTTTTTCTTTTAATAAATTTGCGTAATTTTGTCTTTGTGAATCATTCATATCTATAAATATTGATTATTTGAGAAAGTTTTCATTTTCCATCCAATTGTAACCAACATATCCCATCTTCTTATGTATACTGATTGCCTTGTTGTTCCAACCATCAACATATGCCAAGTCATATTTTATATTCTTTCTAATAAGATAGTTTGTAATATAAGTGTAGAAATGTTCTATTAGTTTACCATGTTTTCTTGAAGTTCTGTATTTAGGTAAACATGCCCAATATCCACCATAAGAATGGTCTTTAGGTAAGTTCATATCAATATTCCACTCGTGGTCATAAAAAGTAAATTCACCCATAAACCACCAATTCCATTGTATCATTTTACCATCGTGAAACATTGCACACAAATTGTGTCCATCTTTTATTCTTTTCTTTGCAGTTTCTAAATCCCATAACCAAGTTTTTCTTGTCTCTGTGGTAATCCAATCCATATTCAATCTGTCCCATTCTTTGAGACCTTGTAGAATTTCCCATGTCCACCCATCAAGTTGTTCAAGTGTATCAATGTCTTCATAGATAACCTCACCAATATCTGGTGTTTGGATTTCATATTCATGTATAGGTTTTCTACCAAACCAATAAGTTTGATGGTCATCAGATAACCAACCATCATTACCATCAATTATATTTTTTCTAACTTCAGGTATAAAAGTGTTATCAATATTGAAGTTAAAGTTGATTTTGGTTTCATCTATGGTTTTGTCATACTTACTTACAACATCTACAAATCTTTCTAATCCCCAACCAAAACATGCAGTCATCTCTGAGTCTTGTATATTAAATTTATCAACAAACTTTCTACCATGTAGATTAAATGAACCTATTGCAACATGTCTATTTTCGTTAGGAATCCATGCTCTAATCTCAATCTTAGAACCACTATTGATTTGTACTTTTCTTTTTAACTCTGATTTATCACCAAAGAATGGGTCTGATGCAACTTCATAAAAATATTTGATACCAAGTTGGTCTAACATTTGTGATGTTAAAGTCATTGCCTTACTTAGATTATCCTCACAATATTTCTCAGTACCAACAAACACTATCTCTGATATAGTGAAGTTAAACATTCTTTCTAAATCATTACATTCTTCTTCTATTCGTGTACATTTACTTGTCATTACATAAGATTTATCTGTAACACTTTTATCTTTTAAGAAACTATAACAATGATAACATCCTGTAGGTGAACACATTCCTTTTTCTTCACCATGGTATGAATTAATTATAGATGCCTGATGTGAGAATGATTCCATATATCCTGTCTTATAGGCATTATCCATGGAAAGATGAGATGGTGTCCATAGTCTTTCAGAGTTGAATTCGTCTGACATCTTGTATGTTAGATTTTCTAAACCAACTAAACTCTTAACTATGTCACCACTTATTACTTGTAGTCCATCTCCAACTTTAGTATACATTACTCACTCGGTTGAATTTGACTCATCATATTTTTTGGTATTGTACCACAATTACCACATGCAAATACTTGAATCGGAACTATTGCCTCTTTACCATTTGGACTCATCAATGCAGATATTCTTTTCAAAAAGAAAGATTGTATGAAAGATGCGTTTCCACATTCCTCACATTGAATTGTATCTGCCTTTGAAATATCTAATGGTTCTTGATATGTTCTTTCATCATTCATTTTATTTTTCCTATTATTTCTATGAACATTGCCATAATGTTTATCTCTTTATCCACAACTACTGCATCACTCTGTTGATATTGTGATAGAATCAATATACATTCTGCCACATGTCCTCTACCCCAATCATCTACGGTATCAAATAATAATCTGAATAAATCAGAGAAATCTGTTACCTTTGAATCTGCAAGTACTTGTCTTATGTTTTTAAACGAATTCTTTTTATCTTGTGTCTTGAGTATTTCTAACACTTTAACTTTGTAATCATTCTGAATACTCATTCCCTCATCAATAACCAATTCACCATTGACAACTTGTCTCTGTGCACCATTGATTACTCTTCTCAAATCAGGAAACCCACTATTAACTATTGTTACTATATCTTCAATATCTGACTTGATTCCTTCTTTTGTTAAGATAGTATTTAGATGAACTGCAACTTGTTTTCTATCTGGTGGAACTATTTGAAATGATTGACACCTTGATTGTATTGGGTCTATGATTCTCTCAACATAATTACAAGTTAAAATAAACCTACAATGTTTTGAAAATGTTTCCATAAGATTACGAAGTGCGGCCTGTGATGCAGGTGTAATGTAATCTGCCTCATCAAGTATTACAACTTTCATATTGGAAAACCCAATAGTAGATGCAAAGTTCTTTACTTTGTCTCTGACCATTTCAAGTTTCCTTTCATCAGATGCATTGATATATAGATAATCACATTCTATATTATTAACGAGTAGTTTTGCGAGAGTGGTTTTACCTGTACCAGCCCTACCAAACAATAGAAGGTGTGGTAAATCTCCACTCTCAAGATACAACTTGACTTTACTCTTTAGGTGTTCATTACCTATATATGTGTCAAGCGATGTAGGTCGGTACTTTTCTACCCATAGGGAATTTTTTATTTCATCCATTATAACTTTCTCCAAATCCAAATTGGTTCACAAAATCTTTTATCTTTAGTCTCTTCTGCCTTTTGTATTGTTGAGTCTTGAAACCTCTCATCAGATGCTCGTGCCATTCCTGCACCACCACTATTTGGTCTCTTTGCCATCTCCATACCAATACAACCTTGATATTCTGAATCACTAAAGGTACTTATAAAATCATTCATAGGATTACAAATCTCTACCATGTTTCTTTCACCTGCAGTTCGTGCAAATACATCTGCAATGTTCACTAATAAATATCCACCACTCTTGATAGAAGGCCATATTTTTTTTATTGATTTCTGTAGAAAGTTTTTATTCCAACTATCAATGTCTTTATACCTAACCCAACTTTGTGTATCATCATAACTATATCTTTCAACACTAAAGTAAGGTGGTGATGTGAATACGGTATCATACATATTTTCTTTGTACTCAAAATCCTCTGCAGGTGATTCTATCATTAGACTTCTCTTATTAACTTCAAACATAGTTCGGTGTTTTTCATAGAACCATTTTTGTTCTTCATAGATTG